TGAAGGTGGGGGCAACTTGGACGAGCGAATCGTGGGAAACTATATGAAAAAGGTGCTCGCCTGCCCTGCCGATAAGGTCATGCATAACGCTCAATATGACCTTGGCTGGCTAAAAGCAAGCGGCTTTAAAGTTAATGGCAACATCATAGACACAATGGTCGTGGCTGCGCTGCTTGATGAGAACCGTTTCAGCTACAGTTTGAACGCTGTTGCGTATGACCATATCAACAAAACCAAATCAGAACGTGCTTTAGTCGAGGCTGCGAAAGAGTTTGGCTTTGACCCCAAGGGCGAAATGTGGCGTATGCCTGCCAACTTTGTAGGGGAATACGCAGAGCAGGATGCGGTGCTTACACTGGAGCTGTGGAAATTTTTTAAAGTTCAGATAGAACGCGAAGAACTGACCACGGTTCACGAGCTTGAACGAGACCTGCTGCCCTGTCTTGTTGACATGACCATGCAAGGCATACGGGTAGACCAAGATGCAATGGAGCGGGCAACCCAGTTCATGCTGTCAGAAGAGAAGAAAGCGCGAGAAGAGCTGCACAAGCTCGTAGGCTTTGACGTCGAGATTTGGGCTGCTGCTTCTATCGCCAAGGCTTTTGACAAGCTAGAGCTTGACTACCCCAGGACGACAAAGGACGCACCGTCTTTTACCAAAAGCTTCCTGAACACGCACAAACACCCGTTGCCGAAGCAGATTCTGTTGGCAAGAGAATTTAATAAAAGCAAGGGCACGTTCATCGACGGGCTGCAGAAGCACATAGGTCGTGACGGTAGAGTGCACGGGCACATAAACCAGATTAGATCTGATGACGGTGGGACCGTTTCGGGACGAATTTCTATGAACAACCCCAACCTTCAACAGATACCCGCTCGCCATCCAAAACTAGGACCTTTGATTAGGTCCGTTTTTGTACCAAACGAAGAGGAGAAGTGGGCGTCGATAGATTACTCACAGCAAGAGCCTCGCATTCTTGTACACTTTGCAGCTCTGTACCAAAAGCGAACAGGCAAGCTTATGCCCAAGGTCAATGAATTTGTTGACGGTTATAAGAACAACCCAGACATGGACTTCCATACGATGGTTGCGGACATGGCGGACATACCGCGCAAGCAAGCAAAAGTTATAAATTTAGGGATGATGTACGGCATGGGTGTTGGCAAGCTAGGTGACCAGTTGGACCTGTCAGGCGAAGAAGCAAAAGAGCTGACACGTCAATATGATGAGCGAGTGCCGTTTGTTAAAAAGCTTATGAAGGTTGTGCAAGACCGTGTGCAGAACGGCAACGAAGAGGGCTCTATTCGATCCCTGTTGGGCCGCAAGTGTAGATTTCCAGACTTTGAGCCTACCAAGTTTGGTATGCACAAGGCTATGAAATATGATGAGGCCCGCGCACATTATGGGCCCACTGTCCCTTTGCAACGGTCCAAGGCATACAAAGCTTTAAACCGTTTAATCCAGGCGTCGGCTGCGGACATGACAAAGAAAGCAATGGTAGACCTGTACAAAGAGGGATGCCTGCCCTTGTTGCAGGTGCATGACGAGCTCGCTTTTAGCGTAGAACATGAGCAAGTCGCAAAGAATATCGCAGAGATTATGTGTGATGCGATAGAATTAGAAGTGCCAATGAAGACAGATATCGAGATAGGAGACAACTGGGGCGAGAGTATGTAGGTTTTCTCTTGCTATTTCTAGTATAATCTCCTATATTATCTTACAGGTAAGGGCAGGGGTCCAACCCTCCAGCCAGACACTTGAGGCCCTGTCCTTGCCGGGGAATTATGGAGAAGGGTCTTATGGATACGTCGAAATGGAAATCAGTGTTAGTGCCTATCAAAGTATACAAAGGCATCAAGAAAATCGCAGAATTAGAAAACCGAAGTATATCTGGTCAGCTCCGCGTCATGTTTGACGTGTTTTGCAGAGCAGAAGGGTATGAGATAAAAGAGACAGATTAATATCTAGATTCAACTTCACCTTCTCTATAGACTGATAGAATCAAACAAATGAGGAGTGAAATATGTTGGATTTACCTACCCGTAGACCTTGTGTAACAAAGGAAGTTGGCATGGGGCTGTCTGTAACTGTAAGTTATCATCCAAAGACAGGCCAACCTATCGAGGTTTTTCTATCTGAACGGGGCAAAGCTTCCGACAATCCAATGCAAGAGGCGTTATATAATCTTGGCGTTACAGCTTCTTTGCTTATGCAAGACGACAATCCCTATACAGAACAAGAAAAAAGAGCAACCAATTAGGCTGCTCTTTTAAAAAATTCGTATATGATGGGGGCAGAGAAAGTTTTAATTAGCCGATCCCAAATATCTCTGCCCTATTTCTTTTTCTTTGGCCTGCCCCGCTTCTTCTTCGGTGCGGCTTTCATCTTCTTCTCCCGCTCCTTGTTCAACATATCCTGAACCTTATCCTCTTGCGGATGCTTGAAGGGCTCCAGCTTCTCCGACTTCGCAAAGCACGGAAAGAACAATTTTAAAAACTTCTGCAACATGTTGGTCTCCTTATAACCATTGAATGCGGGGCGCAGCCCCTTCTTTTGTAAACGGGTCTATCTCCCAGACAAACCACGCCATAGCTGTCTTGCCCGAACCGTACCACGATTCTTCGTGGTCGCCCCGAATCAAGGTCAGCCTCTTTGTATGCACTAGCACTTTACTGGGCGGCATATCTTTAAAAATTTCTTTATACCGTGCTTGTCCCTCTAGAAATGCTAGTCGCAACAAAAATATAAACCCCTCGCCCTGCTTATTCTCAACCTGGAGTTTGTAAGCATGTTTCACAAACTCATTGGCAAGCTTATATGGGGGGTTTGTAATTATCCACGGAGCAAAGCTCTTCTGCTCCATTAAAAAATCTACACCGTGAGCGTCACCATATCCACGGTCCACGAGATCCGTGCTGTATGTGCTCAGCCCTGCTTCTTTAAAAACTTCTGACATATGACCTTCGCCACACGCTGGCTCCCATATGGCATACTCGTTCCCCTCTTCAGGGAACTTCAACCACGGACAACGGGCCATCATAGCCTTTGTGGCTTCAGGAGGCGTTGGATAGAAATCATCCTTCTCTCTGTTGTCAGCCATTGTAATTACTCCATATCCATTTGCACCATGATGACCATAAAGTTTATGTAACGTCCAGCCTTCCGGCACGGGGTCATCGACACTCACATATCTACAGGTCAGCTTCATTTTTTCTTTTTCTGCCACGTTTTTTAGGTGGATGTTTTTTCCGATATGCTCTGACCCTACAAAGGTTAGAGCAAAATCTTGTAGGTTCACCGTGATTGAAATATCTAAACTCTATGCCACAATTTTGGCACAAGGATTCGTTGAAGTTCTTTTTGAGCTGAACTCCCTCTATGGCTTTTAATTCTTCAATAATTTTTTCATTTTTTTCCAGCGGAATAAACAAAGTGTACCCCGCAACTCTGTTATAGCCTGGAACGTGCAAATATAACTTAGTCTTGTCAAACATTTTAATATGGCCTCTGATGACGCATAGGCTTGCGACGCTTGAGCGAACCGCTCGCTAACCCCTGCCCGCGCTTCTGGGTCAGATAGGTGCGTTTACTTTTCGGGTCATCACGCTTCGAGCCCGTCTCTTTACTATAGTTTTTATAATAGAAAAGCCTGTCCCGCATGTCCGCCAGATGTCTTTCAAATTCTTCTACGCTCATGTCTGCGGCGTTCATATAAAACTCCTCTTGACTTATATAAAATAACTCTTATATACTAGTGACCTATTCGCTGGTTGTCAAGGAGAACAGAATGAAAGATTTAATTCGAACTAATCGAAAGATTGCTGAAAAATTAAATAGTCGTGTTTACCTTAAACCAGAAGAAAAAGATGCTGCCTTTGTGGCTTTGCAAAATGTTTACATGGGCCTTAAAGGGCGCATCACGCTTGGAGACCTAAGAGACACTAATACTAACTGGGATGAAATTCCTGCCAACCTGATGGATGTAGGTGAGGCTTTCCGCCCGATATTTAGTGCCAACAAATATTGGTCTGAAGATTTCGAGTGGATCTTAAAGTTGCAGGAGATGCACAGAAATATTTCATCGAAAAAGATAAGGAGAAAGAAATGACAGAAGATAAAAAGAAAGTTGGTCGCCCTCGTAAAGTCGAGCTGAAAGTTGCGGGCGAAGTAATTAAACAGTCAGACCGCCCACAAGGCGTTGTTTTTACTGAATCTGATCTAACCGTCTTGCGAAACACCCGGAATTTGTTGACCACTTTGCATCTGCGTTACTTGAATAGAGAAGATATCAAATATCAGGATATGACTGCAGTTGCAAAGATTGATGACCTGTTTGGTGATTTAATGAATAAAATAATACTGATTGATCAAAAGTCTGAAAAATAGGAATATAAGCATATGGATGATGAAACCGTAAAAGATATGGTCAATAAAGCGGGTTATGTAGAGGGCCTGCGCCCTCAATGGCATGAGTCGATGGAAGCCATCCAAAAGGTGGTGAACCTGCATAATCAAACTTTGCTGCGTGACCGTGGGTTTACTCGCGAAGCACATCAAGAAGTTTCTGTAATAAATAGACATTGGAACAGGATACTGCAGGGATGACCGAATTAGTGCGCCTCATCGTCGATAGTGACAGTAAAGACTTCGAACACGGGTATCACATGGGTGTCGATGCGCTTGAAGAAATTTCTAAAGCCACAAAGGCAGGAGACGCACAACACGAGCCACTGGTCATGGTCGGGCTGCTCACAGTAATTATTGAATGTGCCTACCGGAGCTGCGCTGATCCTGAGAACGTGTCCGAAATGATAGCAGTCGCAGACAGCTTCGCACGTAAAGCAGCAGACCTACCAGATGAAACGGTCCACTAAACGACGCTTCGACTGGTCGCGTTTGAGAAATAAAAAACGACGGGTGAAATATAAATCGCCCGTCGTTTGCTTTTAGGGCTTGACGGTGCACGGCCCACGGACTAGGGTTATGTATGCAAGAATCTCCATTCTGCTGTTGATTGACAATTACACCCTGTTCTGTTGCGATGACCAGAGCAGGGTGTAACTTTTGTAACACTTTTCAAACACAAAAAAGTTACGCTGCAGCCCTTGCTGGATAAGGGGTTGCTTGCTGTGAAACTTATATATGTACAGATTTAACAAAAAAATATTTTTTTCATTTTTTTAAGGCGATTCAAATGATCAAAATGTTACACAGGTAATTTCTACAATAATAACATATATATACAAAAATAATTTTGTAACTTTTTATGTAACATGTAACTTTTTCCCTATTGGTTGCCAAAATAGCTTATTTCATTTAGTTTTATGGTAGGAAGCTATATAAAGGGCCACAATGCAAGTTGTTAAAAAATCTAGAGGTAGACCTCGTAAAAGCATAGAAACTCCTCTGACGCCCAAACAAGAGAAGTTTGTGAAAGAGTTTGTCGCAAACGACGGTATGATTACAAAACGTCAGGCAGCTATCAACGCAGGCTATCCTGAGAAGTCAGCTCATGTGAAAGCTTCTGAGCTCACCAACCCTAACATGCATCCAAATGTTGTAGCCGCTATCAAAGCATATAGAGCTGAGCTGGATGAAAAGTACGGCATTACTTTTGCTCGCCATATCCGTGACATGCAGCGCATACGTGACCTGGCTATCGAGAATGGAGCATACTCTGCAGCCGTCCAGGCTGAGTATCGCAGGGGACAGGCTCAGGGAAATATTTACATCAATAAATCTGAAATCAGACACGGGTCGATTGACAGCATGTCTCGTGAAGAAGTTGAAAAGGCTTTGCAGGAATTAAAAGACCAGCATGGACATGATATTATCAACATCACCCCAGAAGAAGAAAAATCTGGAGTCGAGCTTTTATCAGAAATTTCGGAAACACCAGAAGAAGTGTCGGCCTAACATCCGACTCACCCGTCTGGAGAGCTGGGCTTCTCTTGGTGTTCCTGATCTTGTCGTTTGTTCTGAACTGGGAAAATTTTATTTTGTAGAGCTGAAGACAACGAAAGGCTTTGCTGTCCGTCTATCTCCTCATCAAGTGTCTTGGATGACCCAGCATAAACATGCTCCAACTTACATTTTTGTGCACACAAAAAATGCAGACATTTTTGTCTATAACGGGGAACAAGCGATTGAACTGGTAGACAGAGGATTGTTGTTAGAGCCCCAGTTTAAATTTTCTAATCCGGTGAACTGGCAAGAATTTTTAGACTTGACATTTGTGGTATAAGACTTATCCTTTAGTTATCAACAGAAACTGAAGGAGATGAGCATGACTTATTGGTATGCAACCCCAAAGCAGCGTAGTAGCGGCTTTTCTATTTATTCCAAAGCAAATAAAATTTCTGACATCGGGCCCGCTTTAGCCCACACCCTTTCCGTATTTCCAGACAGTCTAAAAAATGGTGACATGATCCACGTTTGTAAGAAGAAACGTGACGGCATGGAGCTGCATGGCATCTATGAATATTCAGATGGCGTCATCACAAAGCAAGATGATTTTATGACTTATATGTCTGGAGGCTTACTATGAAAACAGCAGACCTTAAAGCTTTTGACCCCCAAAATGAAAAAGATTCTGAAATTTGCATGATTTGGATTGCGTTGAACAGTGTGGATTTTTGGGGCAATGAGGAGGCAGTCATAAATCACTACCACCTGCTGCGTAAGTATCGCACAAAAGTGGCGAAAATTACTGGCTGTCGTGCGGCAGACTTGCCTAAAAAATATCACAGTTCAGATATGCTGCCGCAGCTCGAAGAGCATCTCAAAAAAACAGGGGTGTTAAAAGGGTATTGGTACAAAAGATAAGGAGGCATCGTGATGAATAAAACAGTTTTAGTTGCTTCAGATGAAATGAGGCTCTGTAATGTTCTGAAAGCTATTAAAGACTTGGAACAGATTTTTCAAGTTTATGATGAAAATGTAACTGGTGAAGGGGAATATTCTGGAATTGGGATTTTATCCCCAACAAAAATTTATAACACTCTAGACGATTCGCTTCCGCACATAAGTGATGATGCAGAATTTGATAAAATCGAACGAATGAGAAAAGTGTTGAGGGCAATTTCTGAGCTGCGGGAAAGGTGGGCACTGACATGAAAAGTTTTTTAGTATCAGCAACAAAAGATGTTGGATATGAGACCATTGTAATTGCCGAAAGTGAAGAAGAGGCTTTTGAAAAGGCAAATTACAATCCTGATGAATTTGAATGGAAACGGACTGATGACGGGCACGACTTCACAATTGAAAGTAACGTCATTGAAGCTACAGAATTTCCTTATGAGGAAATAAGGGATTCTCACGGGGACTATTTCCTATCACTTGGTGCAGCTTTTGCCAAAATAGCAGACATGCAAAACGTGTTTATCTCAGACATGACAACCGAATGGAGAATAAGTGCTTTAAAACATATTTGGTCAGTCATCATCACAGACACTGAGGAAGGCGTTATGTGGACGTTTACTAATCCCGATCATTATGTGAATCGCGAGGGCTTTATCGTGACAAAGGAAGCTCGCCAGCATTACGATGAAGAATACAATGAAGAGGTCGAGCTGGAGGCTGCTGAATGATAATTTTTGCGAAGCTTTATTATTGGCTGCTCTATGGCAGCTCCGACATCGAAAAAGTAAAAAGTCGGTATGAATGGAAAAAGAAAAAATGATTTTTGCCCCTGCCATATTTTGGCAGGGGTATTTTTTAAAAGTTCTGTTTGACAATATATAAGACAAAGCTTATAACCATTACAGTTCAACTGTCATAATGGAGATTTACACATGACACACACTATTGAAAATGAAGGCTTTACATTACAGGCTCTAATGCGGAAAGTGCAGGATCAGGCGGCTAGGTCTCAGGACTTTTTAGTACCAACGGATCAGGCTTTTTATAAAACTTCAGAATATGCAGAAGATAAAAACATATCTGGCATTATACTTGAGGGGCAGGGCGGTGAACCAACCCGCCACCTACAGGTAAATGATGTTGCCTTTGACCAGATAGCAACCCGCGCTGGAATAGACGTGCGGACTGCAAGGCGGCTGCAGGGCAGCTATCCTGAACAATGGGACGGGCTTGTAAATGCCATATGGCAAAATGAGCCTGTTACTCGCATGATTAGAACGCATATGAATGATGAACGGTTCGGAATTGCTCGCGCTTTCGTTTCCGATAAGTTCAAAACTTTCGACAATGTGCACCTCATCGAAACTGTTTTGCCTGAGCTGATGGAATCTGAGGCCCAGTGGAAAATCCAAAACGCGGACATTACAGAAAAGAGGCTTTATGCCAGATTTAAATCTGAGACCATTCTGGGCGAGGGCGCGAATGTCGGTGACATCATGGCACTGGGAATTGGCATAAGCAATTCTGAGGTCGGGCAGGGCTCTATTCAAGTCTTTCAAATTAACTGGACACTGGCCTGCTTGAACGGGATGCAAACACAAAACAGGTCGCGCAGCTCGCACATTACGTCAGCTCGTGGTGATGATGACACATGGAGCATTCTATCTGATGAAGCAAAAAATGCAGATAATGCAGCACTGGGTCTGAAGCTGCGGGACATCACCCGCAACTATGCCAGCCGCGAATCTTTTGACGCTGTGCTTGAGCAGATGAAAGCTGCTGCAGGTGACGTGATCGAGGGGACGTATACGCAAGGGGCTGTTGAGCAGCTTGGCAAGGTGCTTGCAATTCCAAAAAAGCAAACTAGCACGATTTTTGACGGGCTTTTAAATACTATCGGGCAGTCAGGTTATGAACAGGGCCAGCCTATAAGCCGTGCAACCCTGATGAACGCTGTCACCGCCTGCGCGAATAATGCGGACGCTGATCATGTTGATGACTGGCAACGGCTGGGCGGGGACGTTTTGAACATGAGCCCCGCCAACTGGGCCAGCGTGAGTCGGGCCAGCATAGCAGCTTAATAGCAGCAGCCTAAACATTCAAAAAAGCCCGGAGTCAGATCCGGGCTTTTTATTTTTGACAATGGGCCACATATGGGCTTAATCTTATATCAATTGAAACAGTGCAAATAATGGAGATTCAAAAATGCACAAAATAACGGATTTTAAACCCCTTTTCAAAGTTGCGGGCCGCAAGTTTTATGAACACCCGATCCACGGGGACGAGGCGGGCGTTATAATGGAATATTCAGGGCGATATTACCAGCTTGACGTTTACGACATGCCCGACAAACACGAGACTGCTGACATCGTGCACTTGATTCAGCGTAAAGTTTACCCGCAGCTTGACCAGTACGGGCGGAGAATTGCGGATGGAGAATTGGCGAGATGTTAAAGACAGTTGAAATAAGCAGAGCTGCAAAGACTAAAGGCTGTGCGGTGACATATCGGGCGGGCGATCAATCTGTTTTTGACACTTGCCCGAAGAGCTGCAGCCTGAATCCTAGCGGCTGCGGGTCAGATATGCCTGATCTGGTTTATATGGCCTCAGTGTTGAATGCTAAGCCTCGTGCGGGTGAATCAATGACCTACTCACACTTTCATCCAAAATGGTATAATGCCCTGTTGAATCCAGCTAAAACAGTGATCAATTTTTCGGCTGATTCTTTCCAGCAAGCCGTCCAGTGGATTAAACGGGGCCAGCCTGCAGTTTCTATTGTTGATGAATCATTTTGGCGCGAGTCTAAGTCCTATCGATCAGGGGATTTTAACGGGACGACTCTTGTCAGATGTCCAGCCGAATATCTGGACAATTTTAGCTGCATCGATTGCGGGGACGGTAAACCACTTTGTGCACGGGGCGATCGTGATTATCCGGTTATCTTTTCAGGTCATGGAGCAGGCAAGCGAGCTGCAGGACAGCTCGACGAGCTAGGCGGGTGCTATGCTGCCTACCACAATGTCCGGAGACAATGGGAAAACACAAAAGACTCTGATCAGCAGCTTAGCGATTCGGAGCAGCTCGATCAGTTTATGGGCCAGCTCAGCCCGCGAGCTGTTATCCGTCATCATATTGCGGGTGATATGGGCAGGTCTAAAAAGCCTGAATAAGCCCCACAATTAACGACTCCAGCCCGCCTATATTGGCGGGCTTTTTTTATGTTTTGTTAAAAATAGGCCCATTTTAACGCGATTCTCGTCGAGCTCGTGATCGATCGTCGTATGTTTACACGCTGATCAGGCTGAGAATCGCAGTTTTCAGCTAGTTTTTACGGGTTTTTGTCCTGAATCTGATCGAGCTGCACAAAAGAATCGGGGTGCAGCTCAAAAGATTCGAGGTGCAGCGCGTCGATTTTTCCCGCCGAATGTACTTAATCGCCTAAAACGTGCACCAGGACTCGACTCCTGGTGATTCATTTATTCAATTAAAACAATCACCGGACTTAAAATGCCCGTTTTTAACTGGTTTTTTGTTTATACAACCTAAAATTATGCGATTCTCGTCGAGCTCAGCGATGATTGTCGTATGTTTACACGCTGATCGGCCTGAGATTCGACGTTATAAGGCTATGAATCACTTATCCGGTATATTCAGATAAAACCTGCTCAGCTGGACCGACTGGCCCGCCTTAAAACCTATGAGCCGTGATCCGTGGCTCGTGATTCGATATCTGGTGACGTTGTTACGTGGGCCAGCTGCCCCTGATCACGGCCCGCGCACAAAAAACCGTCGCGCAGCGCAAAGCTTGCGGGGCCCGTCTAGACTTAATTTTTCTCAATAAAATCAATGGCCGTCAAAAAACCGACGCGAAAAATGGCGGGTGGTGGCGTCGGCGACGACAAAGTCCAAGTTTTTCACAAACAATAGGTAAAAAAATGATATCATTATATAAAATATCGCATATAATAACTATGAAACCCCGTAAAGGAGGCTAGGATGTTTACTGTTTTAATTGTTTTGTGTATAGGACAAGACCCACAGTGCTTCAATATACGAGATTTGTGGGGCCCCTACACGTCTCTAGAGCGGTGTGAGCAACGATTAGAAGAGATGACATCAAATGTTGAACAGAACTTTTCTCCCGTTAT